CTGATCCCGAATACTATTTTGACGAGAAGGCGGCACAGCACGCCGTTGATTTCATTGAAAAATGCTGTACCCATGTAAAGGGCGAGCAGGCCGGAAATCCTTTCATTCTTGACGAGTGGCAAAAGACGGAGATCATACGCCCCCTATTTGGATGGAGGCGAAAGGACGGCACAAGGAAGTACAGGTATGCCTGGATTGAGGTTCCGCGAAAGAACGGCAAAACAAATCTTAGTTCTGCCATCGCCCTTTACCTGTTCTTTTCTGACGGGGAGCCTGGAGCCGAGATATACTCGGCGGCAGCCGGCAGGGAGCAGGCCGCCATATCCTTCGACATAGCAAAGGAAATGATCAGGCAGCGGGACGTTCTAAACGACAACGCTGAGATATACCGCAATAGCATTGTATTGTCAGGCACAAGCACGTTCTACAAATGTTTATCAAGGGAGGCATTCAGCAAGCACGGCCTAAATGCTCATGGTATTGTATTTGACGAAATACACGCGCAGCCGGATCGTGAACTTTGGGACGTCTTGACTACTTCGATAGGTTCACGAAGGCAGCCGCTTATTGTTTGCATTACTACTGCTGGCATCATGCGAAAGGGGCATATCGCGTGGGAACTTCACAAAAGGGCAAAGGACATAAAGGCCGGGAGGATAAAGGACGAGCAGTTCCTTTCCGTTATTTATGCAGCGTCTTCGTCCGATGATCCCTTCAGCGAGGAAACCTGGAAGAAATGCAACCCCGGACTTGGTAGCAGTTTGAAAGTCCAATACCTCCGTGACGAGGCGAAGAAGGCCGAGCAGGAACCGAGTTATTACAATACGTTTTTACGCCTTCATTTGAACGTATGGACATCAACCGAAAAGCAATTCATCGCCGCAGAAACCTGGAAGAAGTGCAACCTGGGGAATCTGGATTTGTCATTCTTTCACGGCAAACGCTGTACCCTCGCCTTTGACCTTTCATCAACTAAGGACTTCACGGCGTTGGCTATTGCAACAAAGGACGGCGAGGGGGTGGTTCATGTAATGCCCTTTGTATTCATTCCGGAGAAGCGCGTTGATGCGAGGGGTATGCGGGAGACGCTTGAGGCATGGGCGCGTGAGGGATTCCTGATTAAGGTTCCCGGAAACGTACTTGATTATGAATTCGTGTACAAGAAAATAAACGAGATCAAGGAGGTCTGTGATATTGTGGAAGTGGCATACGATAGGTGGAATAAAAGCTGGCTGACGAACCAACTATCCAATGACGAGGTTCCAACGCATGACTTCGGTCAGGGCTACAAATCCATGTCCCCAGCGACAAAGGAATTCGAGAAGCTGATCGTAGAGGGCAAGTTGAATCACGGCGGCCATCCGGTACTTGAGTGGATGAACAGCAATATGGCTATAACGGAGGATGCTGCCGGGAACATCAAGCCGGATAAAAGCAAAAGCACGGAAAAGATTGACGGGATGGTGGCCTGCATTATGGCCGTAGCCCGACTACTCGAATCACCAAACGATGACACGGATAGCGTGTACAACGAGAGGGGAATTTTAATGATATGAGGTTCCTGATCATAGTCACCGGCTACAACTGCGACAAGTACGTTAGGAAGTGCTATGATAGCATAATGGCACAGACATACGACAACTTCAGGGCCGTGTTTATTTCCGACGGGTCAACCGACGAAACGAATAAGAATATAATTGACCTCAGGGGCGTAGTGCATGAAATATACCGGGACAACATGGGTGCGGCTAAGCGGAGATACGATGCGATAAACAGGTACGGGAAGCAGATGGACGTAGTTCTTTTGATGGGCATGGATGACGAACTATTCCCCGGATGCCTCGAAAGGATCAAGCGGGAGTATGACAGGGGGGCATGGGTTACTTATGGCAACTGGACGAATCAATACGGGCAGGGTCTGCCGGATAGCTTCGCGCTTGAATTTGATGAGCAGACGCACGCCGCAAGGGATTACAGGAGGGTGAAATATCGTTCCACCGCGCCAAATACATTCTATAAATTTCTATTTGACCAGTTCAGCGAGGGGGATTTTATGTTTAATGGTGAATGGATAAAGGCCACGACAGAAAGCAACCTGATGATCAGTTGCCTTGAAATGTGCGGAAGGGATCGCATTGGCCCAATACATGACGCGATATATCTATACAATCAAAGGGACGAGAACGCACGGCGGCGATTGGGAAGCGAATACCAGGATGCCATATATGCGGATGTAATGAGTAAACCAAAAAGGGACTTGATATGAGAAAGCTAAAGGAGTACTACGATAAGGTGATGAAAGAAGGGGATGATGCCGTATATTCTTCCGGGGTGTACAAGATTCGCAATGATATGATTATTGATTGGTGCGAGGGGGATGACCTGCGAATAATAGACATTGCCGGTGGGTCAACGTATATGGCCCGCCAATTCCTTCGGCGCAAGCAGGTAAGCAGATACACACTTGTTGACTTTTCAAGGGTAGTGGGGAATGCTGCCGCCGCAATAAAGGATAAAAGGTTTGCATATATGTGTGCTGATGTTGAGGCAGCTGACGTGGATTTCAGCCCCTTTAATACTTTCTTTTTTGTCAGCATGGAACACATTGAGTATGACCTGGCGTTGATTGATAGGGTTCCGGCGGGCAGCCGCATTGCAGTATGTTCGCCCTCATTTGCAGACCCGGCGCACGTAAGGGTATTCTATCAAAGAAACGATTTCATCGCAAGGTATGACAAGTATATGACTAAGGAAGTTAAATGCTCTATTCCGGTTGATGGCGTTGGACATAAATATTTACTATGCGGCAGGAAGTATTGAACGACCTATATGATAGGGGGTATTATGATTACTTTTATTCCCCCGACTTTGTTCGGGTATATGAATTCATTGCATCCAATCTATTGCTATGCGGCAATGTTCTCGATGTTGGGTGCTGGACGGGAATGCTTGCCGATGCGCTTGAGGACAGGGGGTACACGGGGAAATATACGGGCGTTGATCTATGCGGAAAAGCTATTGATGAATTCCGGGGCAAGCAACATTCATTCGAGAAAACCCTTCTCAATCAATCCTGGGATGTGGATATTGCGGGGGAATTTGACGGCGTATATCTTGGCGGCGTACTCTATTACATAGATGACAAGCAATCATTTATTGATAGGTATGGCAAGGCATTGATAATCATTCAGGACATTGAGATGACAGACCTTTCGGCAATAAAATCAAGCTCCAAATATATATTCCGCTTGGATATTCCGGTTAATCAGGAGAGGAAGGACAGGCAAATTCTAATCATCAATGGTGACAGAAGATAAATGGACGGGGGCCATGCAGGCCCTCATCAACAGGCGTGCCTCAGGATCGAGGCCAAATCCAACCCCGGAACAGGGCAGGATTTCCGACTATGCCGCGCACCTTCGCAAGGTTCATATCGGGCGCAAGGTTCTCGATGTTGGGTGCGGATCGCAGACAATAAAGGATTGCCTGCCCTATGGTCATGCCTATCTTGGTATTGATCCCTTTCCGGTGGACAAGTTCATCCCGAAAATAAAGATTGAGGATGCCCCGTTCAATGATGGAAGTTTTGACACGGTGATATGCTTTGCCGTATTGGATGGCGTACACGATCTATCCGTTGCGCTTGACCAGATAAAGAGGATAGCGGGCAAGAATGTAGTTATATTGACCCTCCTCGATATTGAACCCGACCAATATCACACACATAAGATTACGAGGGAACTATTGCTTGACGCATTTGAAAGCTGGAAGGTTGCATACGAGGAGGCGATAACGGACAGGGTATCATTATTCGATTTTCATAAATGAGGGTTCTCAATCTTTGCCGGCACGATTGGAGCAACTTCTCACATGAGAACGCCAATGCCTTGCGGAGCGTAGGGGTTCAGGCCGTTGATATTAAGACGAACCCGCACAAGTTTGCCTATGCTACGGAATCAATGATTTGCGATTATACCGAGATCATGGCACAGGCAGAAAAGGCAGACATAATACAGATAATGCACACGGATGACAGGATGTACGAATGGGTGGAGAAACTTGGGAAGCGGGTAATGGTATACCACACGGGAACGGGGTACAGGCAAAAGCCAGATTATTACAATGTGATATTCAGGAATGTTGAAAAGACGTTCATCGACAGCCCTGAGTTCTACAATCTTGGGGCGAAAAATATAGTGTATTGTGCAACGGCCATCGATACGCGCACCATTTTGTATTCCGATCCCCACAATTCAAAGACAACATTCGCGCACTTTCCGAGCAAGCCCCATGTTAAGGGAACGCCCCGCGTGCTGGAAATGATTTCAAAGATTCCGGGCATAGAGTTTATATTTGACACAAAGCAGGTTCCCTGGCGCGAGAACATAGATAGGATTTCAAAATGCGATGTGTACATTGAATTGTTTGCGCCCATGCAGGACGGCAAGAAATACGGGTCATTCGGGGTGACCGCATTCGAGGCCGCAGCACTTGGCAAGATAGTGGTCACAAATTCGACGCATCACCTTGTATATAAAAAGTTCTATGGGGATAGCGAACTTGTCATAGCAAATAACGAGTACGAATTTACGAGGGCCGTAACGATGCTTATGTCCATGACGGCAGAGGAGATAGACCGCAAGAAGTTAAGCACATACAGATGGGTATGCGGGTATCATTCGTATGAAGCCACCGGGAATTACTTACTCAAATATCTAAGACAATGAAGGCAATAAAGCGCATAGTTAACTGGTTTCTTGTATTCGTCTGGCTTGGCATTCTTGTGATATGCGGGGCGTTTTGGTTGGTAATTATTTGGTTCCTATTCAAAATATTTAAGTAACTTTGTAAAAATACTACACATGAAATTCAACAGGACAGGGGTATCGGCAGCGTTCGTTCGCGCCATTCCCGAAGATATTGACACCACGCGGAAGGTGGAGTTCGTTATTTCCGACGCAACAAGGGATCGGCACAACACCGTTCTCAATCAGGACGGATGGCATCTTGACAACTACCTGAAGAATCCAATCGTCGGGTATAACCATAACGTGTACGGGGGCGGGTTTTTTGCACAGGCATCCCCGGACAACATCATTGGCTCATCCAGCGTCAGGCTTGAGGACAAGAAGCTGATCGGTTCCGTCGTATTTGAACCGGCGCACGTCAACCCCCTTGCGGAAAAGATATTCCAGAAGGTAAAGATCGGAACGCTCCGGGCTGCTTCCGTTGGGTTCTCCGAGGTTGGCGAGGGGCGATTTGGAGAGGGCGCAGAGGCGCGGGGTGCAGAAAATGAGACGTACTACTTTGCCGGGCAGGAACTTCTTGAGTGGAGCATTGTTAACATTCCCTCAAACCCATCGGCCACAAAGCGCGGGGATTACAAAGCCCCGACGATTGAGGATATACTGAACGAGTACAACCGCCTGTCAAAGGATTTCAGCGCGGAGGAACTTGCCAGGGTTGACATTGTGCAACTACTGAAGGCGATGGAGGGAATGGAAAGCCTGAATCTTACGCCGAGGGTAAAGGAGAAAGTTTTATTGAAGGCAGCGGAGGCGAGGCTTAAAATCCTCAAGCATCTTTGACAAGCAGGCTATCTATGGTAATGCCATAGTAATCGGCTAACTTCTTGACGGTTGACAGGGCGGGATTATCATTAGTCCCGCTTTCTGTTTTATTGATGACCGACCTGGGTAGCCCCGTTTCTTTTGATACCGTTGTTTGTGATACTCCCTTTTTCAGGCGTATCTTTAGGAGTTTTGTGGTATCGATCATGTAAAATTAAATAGTTCTTAAAAGAAACAACAAAGACAAAGTTAGTTAGTAATTTTGTATTAAATAAAAAATCTTTTTAACATGACAACTGAAACCAAGAAGCTGCACGAGAAACGGGCCGGTCTCGTGACTGAAATGATAGCCATTCGCGATAAGGCAGTAGCCGAGAACCGCGAAATGTCAAAGGAGGAGAACGAAAAGTTTGACCGCCTTGACAATGAGGCAGAGGCCCTTCACTCCACAATCCGCAGGGTTGAGAAGGTCAACGAACTGACCAAAGACGAGCGCGCAGCCATCGAACAGACGGCGCAGCGCAACGGTCAATCCGCAAACGAGATTGAGGACACCCGCAAGGCAGAGGCTCGCGCCTTTAGCAATATGCTCCGCGTAGGCGAGAGCAAGGTTTCCAGCGAAGACAGGAAAATCCTTGAAGGCATGAAGGCCCGCGCCCAGAGCGTAGGAACGACCACCGCAGGGGGCTTCCTGGTTCCCGAAGGTTTCCAGGCCGAACTAATCACCGCAATGAAGGCATTTGGCGGTGTACGCGACGTTGCCCGTGTTCTTACCACGACCACCGGAAATGATATTCCCTGGCCGAATATGGATGACACGTCCAACACCGGCGCACTTCTGGCCGAGAATACAGGCGTATCCGAGCAAGACCTGGTATTCGGAAGCACCACATTGAAAGCCTACAAATACAGCTCAAAGGCTGTAAAGGTTTCCAACGAACTGCTCCAGGATTCCGGTATCAATGTAGATGGCATACTTGCAGAAGCATTAGCCACCCGCATAGCGCGTATCACGAATACGCACTTCACGACTGGCGATAACTCAAGCAAGCCGCAGGGCATTGTAAACTCGTCCGGCGCAGGCAAGACCTCTGCCTCCGAGACCGCAATCACCTACGCGGAAATCGTTGATCTTGAGCATTCAGTTGACCCCGCTTATCGCGGAAATGGTCGGTTTATGATGCACGACAGCATTCTCAAGGCCATCAAGAAGCTGGACATTGGTTCCTCCGATGCTCGCCCCCTGTGGGAGCCGGGACTTCTGCGACTTGGCACTCCTTCGACCATCCTGGGTTATCCATACCTGATCAATCAGGACATGGCATCTTCCCTGGCTGCCGATAACAAGGTGATGCTGTTCGGTGACTTCTCTTACTACGTTGTGAGGGACGTGCTGCCGTTTACCCTGAAGCGGTTGGTTGAGCGTTATGCGGATGCCGATCAGGTTGGGTTCTTTGCCTTCAGCCGGAACGACGGCAGGAAGGTGTCAAGCGACAACCCGTACAAACACCTGGTAATGATCAACACCTAATCAGGTAATTGATTGAACCCGAAAGGGGAGGGAATAAAACTTCCTTCCCCTTTTTTTTTAATAAAAGCATGACAAAGACGAAACTAATTACAGCCCCCGCCGCTACTGCGGTAACGCTGACCGAGGCAAAGGCCCATCTTCGGGTTGATTTCACTACTGATGACACGCTAATCACTACGCTAATCAACGTAGCAACGGAGTGGGTGGAGGAGAGGCTCGCCAAGAAGCTGATCACGCAGACCTGGGAATATTACCTTGACGAGTTCCCTTCGGAGGATTCGTTCAAGATTCCGTTCCCGCCCCTTCAAAGCATTACGAGCATTAAGTATTACGACGAGGCCAACGCATTGCAGACGCTACCCACGTCGGATTATGACGTTGACACTATTGCAGAGCCAGGATGCGTCATTCAATCCTCTGCGGGTACGGGCTGGAAGACCACATACAACAGGCCCAATGCGGTCATTGTGAAGTTTGTAGCCGGGTTTGGTTCGGCATCTACGAATGTGCCGGAACTTATCAGGGCAGCGGTCAAGCTAATGATTTCGCACTTTTACGAGAACAGGGAAGCCTTGCAGACGATTGGTAACGTGGGGCAGATACCGGTTCCGAAGGCCGTCGAGGACTTGCTGAATCAAACGTCTGTGAGGCAGATGATATGAACAAGATTCTAATCTTCACGGCGTTTCATAAGAGGCCAGAAATATCATATCTGTACTGGATGGGGATCGAGAGGCTACGCAAGAAATTTGATATACGCACCCTGGCCGTTGTATCTGATAATGTGATAAAGAATGGCGTTGAGTTTGGCAATAAAGATTTAGCTTTGAAGCACTCAGACCACATATTTGAAGCGGAGAATGAACCCGTAGGTAGGAAGATGAACGAGGGTCTTGAGTACGGTATGGGCTTGGAGTTTGACTACATGATGCAGATGGGAAGCGATGACTTATTGACAGACAGGGCTTTAGAGAAGGCCGAGGCATATTTTGATTTAGGAGGTTCTTTCTTTGGATTCACTAATTTCCTATTCGTTGATTCGGTTGCGAAGAAGGCCAAGAAGTCCCTGCAACACAACGTGTTCGGGTGCGGCAGGTGTATTAAAAGATCAATGCTTGAAGAAGTTAAATACGCATACGAGGTTACGATGCTCGAGAGCATAGCCGGAACCAATTTCAACTACGGCAAGGGGGCAAAGGCCGAAATCCCGACCGCCGTAGCCGAGAAGTGGGCCAGGCGGGGTTTGTGCAAGATTGAAAGGCCCGGTACGATAAAGCTATGGGAGGACGAAAGGAATCAGGGTCTTGACAGGAGTTCGGAGGCCAAGCTGGAATCTATGGGGTACGTATGTACGCCGATACTAACGGACGAACCCGAATGTATTGACGTTAAGAGCCGGCATAATCTCTGGCCGTATTCCGGATTTCAGGGTGAGGAGGTTGGGATGGATTACCTAAAGGGCAAGATTTCAAAACAGGAACTTGATTATATTATGGCACTATGAAAGCGGGACTACTCGACAGGCGTATCGTGATTGAACAATACACGCAGACGCAAAACAACTTCGGCGAACTTGTGCCGTCGTGGTCAACATGGAACACGGTATGGGCCGACCTGATTCCCGTAAAGGGCAACGAGGGATTTATGGCCGCGCGCAAGACCGAGCAGGCAGAGTTCCGCGTAAGGATGAGGTACATATCCGGTCTTACGGAGGACATGAGGCTGAACTTTCAATCGAAGACCTGGGACATACTAAGCATCAACGAACTTGGCCGGCAGGAGGGATGGGAGATAATCATCAAGCAACACAAGAATATGCAATGAGTGACGGGATAAAATTAAATGGGTTTGAAAAACTTGAGGCGTTGCTGAATCAGCTACCGGATGACGTTGCCAAAAAATCCGGCATTGCCGCCCTGAGAAAAGCCGCGAGGGTTGTCCTTGAGGAAGCCAAGCGGAAGGTTCCCGTAAGAACGGGCAAGCTACGGGATAGCCTTTCAATCCGCGTAATAAAGGCAAGGAGGCCGATTGTGAAGGTATTTGCTTCCCGAAAAAAGGGGGGTTACCACGCGCACCTGGTTGAGTTAGGAACCAAGCCGCACATGATACCGGGCCCTGTTTCTTTGGGTGATAAGGTGTTGCAGAATATACAACATCCGGGGCAGGTCAAGAATCCGTTTATGCGCCCGGCATTGATTGAGAAGCAGAACGAAGCCCTTGCTGTTTTCTTTGATGACATATTCAAACAGATAGAAAAGCAATTCAAAAAGATACTGAAATGAGCGCGGAAAAATCGCTATACAAATTACTAAAGGATAGCAGCCCGGTGGCCGCCATCGTAAGCACCCGGATATTCCCTAATCGCATTCCGCAGAATAAGAGTTATCCGTGTATCACGTATATGCGGATCGCCACCGTTCCGACGGATCAGAAGGACGCGGTTAGCGGGTTTGATAAGATTGACTTCGATGTGGACTGCTGGAGCAATTCACAGACGGAGGCGGCAGACCTGGCCGACAAGGTACGGACGGCATTAGACCGCAAGAAGATCACGACGGAGGGCAGCACGGTGGACACGATTGTATTCGTTAGGCAGCACGACGGGTATGACGATGGGGCTATGATATATCAGAAATCCCTTCAGTTCCGCATGGTTATTATCAGATAGTTCTTAAAAGAAACAAGTAAAAAAATATAAAATCGTAATTTTACAAAAATACCCTAAACATGGCAAGCACAAAAATAAACGCCACGAATTTACTCGTTTACGCAGCGGGTACGGCTATTGGCGCATCGAAGGGGGCAACCCTTTCCATTGATTCCGATGTGATCGATGTAACGACCAAAGATTCAGCCGGGTGGCGGGAAATCCTGCCCGGCCTTCGTTCCTGGAGCATTAGCGTTGAGGCTCTCCTGACATTTGACGAATCCCCGAAGCGTCCCTATGATTATTTGTATGACGCTCTGGTGAACCGGACAAAGATCGCCGTAAAGTTTTCAACCGAAGTTTCCGGCGATGACAAATTTTTCGGTGATGTTTATGTCACCAGCGCACCCATTGAAGCCCCTATGGAGGACGCAATGGCGTACTCGATTACCCTTGAAGGGACGGGCGCATTAACCAGACAAACGGTTACCTAATAAATGACCGAACGCAGTATTTTATTAGACAAAGAGCGGTTACTCCGATATAGTAACCGTTCTTTTTTAATGCTTGAGAAGCGTTTGGGCCGTTCTGTGATGGGCATCATGGCCGAACTTTTACAGGCAAAGGACAGGGAGAAGCAGGCAATGAATGTATTTTTCTCGTCCGAATTTCTGACCGGCTTCGTATGGGCGGGACTTTTACACGAGAAGGTAAACTATGACGATGTTGTCGATATGATACCGGTACACAAATACACCGAAATAACGCAGATGGCAATGGAGGTCATCACGCAGGAATTCGGGTACAGCGCAAAGGAGGCCGACAAGGAGGCAGGGGATGTAAAAAAAAATTCGACGGAGAGTATTGGAACTGGTCAGATGCCGAGCTGATCGCATACGGCAACCTGGGCCTGAAGCCCTGGGAGTTTTGGGATATGACCAGCCCCGGTGATTTCTTGAAACAATGCCACGCCTACAACATAAAATTCAAACGAGAATATACTATGTACTTGGGTCAGCTAAAGGCGATCCGGTGGGTAGGTGCATTGATATACAATAGCAACGTAAAGAAGCAACACAGAAAGCAGCCGGATGAATTGTTCTCGTTGCCAGAGATAAATGATGAGAGCAAGGGGATTGAATACACGAAAGAGGAAATAAACGAACTAAAGGCTATCCTCAAAAAGGAGAACCTGAAAAAGGGGTAACAAATGAGCGCAGGTGAATTAAGTGTTGATCTTATATTAAACTCGGCCAAGTTCCGCGAGGGCATGGAAAGGGCTAAACAGGCTCTTTCCGATTTCGAGAAGTCTGCAAAGCGCATATCGCGGGATATGGACAAGTTCGGGAAGGGCTTGCAGAGTGTCGGGAGTTCAATGACAAAGAACCTGACGCTGCCCATTGCCGCCGCCGGTGCTGCGCTTGGTGTTATCATACACAAGACGGCGCAATATGCTGACGAGATAGACAAGATGTCCATCCGCACGGGCATATCAACCGATAAATTACAGGAGTTAAAGTTTGCCGCCTCGCAGTCGGGTGTTAGTTTTGAGGCCATACAGAAATCGGTACTAAAGACACACAAGGCTATGGGCGATGCCGCAACCGGTTTGAAGGCGGCAAAGGACGCATTCTCGGCTCTGGGCATATCGGTAACGAATGCCGACGGATCGCTGCGGGATGGTAGCCAGGTATTCGATGAGGTAGTTAATAAGCTGGCAGCGGTTTCGGATGAGGCTACGCGCAACTTCCTCGGTACGCAGTTGATGGGCAAGGGCTATCAGGAAATGATACCATTGATTAAGGAGGGCGCGGGTGGGTTGCAGAGATTGGCGAAGGAGGCGCGGGATGCGGGGCTGATTATGAGCGGGGATAGTGTCAAGGCTGCTGTCAAGTTCGAGGATCAGATGGACAAATTGAAGCGGCAATTTGAGGCCGCAGGGCATGAGATAGGTCTTGCCTTTATGCCGATCATCCAGGATGTTCTTATTCCCTTCTTTGAGACGAAGGTCATACCCGTAATACGAAGGGCCGGGGAATGGTTTGCATCGCTTTCTAAGGAGCAGAAACTCGCAGGGCTATCCGTTGTCGGTTTGGTGGCCGCTGCCGGGCCGCTTATTAACATATTCGGGACACTTACAAGGAACGCCGCCTCATTGTTTGGGGTTATCACCAAGCTAAAGGGCGCGCTCTCATTCCTTGCCGGGCCGGTTGGAATCATTGTGACGGCCATAGGTGCGTATTCCGTTGCCATCGGTAAGGCGGTAAGGGATTCCGGTGGATGGGCTAACGCCATCGCCGACGTTGAGACGGAGATCAGGATAATGATTTCACAGCTTGTCGGTGCTGCGAAGGTGATCGGTGGCGTAATGACGGGCAATGTAAAACTCGCAACCGAGGGTTATCTTGAATATCAGAAGGCAGTAAAGGACAGCGGGCAGTTGATCGTTGATAAATTGATGAGGCAGTCAGAGATTCAAAAGCAGTACACGGATGATGTAAAGGAGACAACGGGGGAAGTAAATAAATTAGCATCAGCCCAGAACCTTCTAAATATATCGCTTGGCGAGACAGGCACGAAAATGTCGGAACTTGTGCCGAAGATCGACCTTGAAAAAGACGCAACGACAGAACTAATACCCACGAAGCAAGCCCTCGGCCAAACGAATGATTCCCTTGCCGCATCTTTGGGAAAGGTATCGGCTGCATCCGTTACCGTTTCCTCATCGGCGCAGGCAATGGATGAGCAATGGAAGATAAGCCATGAGGCACTAATGGCAAACGACCTGGCATTGCAGGAAATAGCGGAGACGGCAAAAACATCAATCGGGGCCGATCTCTTTACCGGATTCGGTGAGGCAATCGGAGCATTTGTA